CATCGCCCTTGACTTCCAAGCGTTTACTATATCTGCTGATAAAGCATCGCCATCATTCGGTTGATAGGTAATAAATGACATCTTATCAACTGTCAGTCTTGTAATAACGGATAAGTCGTTAAACTCTCTTCTAGGTTTATACATTGTTAAATGACCCCAAGTGAAGTCGTGAACTATCTCTTGTCGTCTTTCTCTTTCTTCTCCAGTTGGTTGATATAGCGAAACTGGACTCGTGATTACGTCTACTCCATTCTTTGATTCTGTTTCAACTCCTAAAGTTTTAACTTCTTCGTAATTTTGTTCATTGGCTACTAATATTGACATTGTTTAATGTTATCTTTTTAAATTTGATGGAATGTAAGTATAAGCGGTCTTTTTCTCTTGATATTCTGGTTGCGATTGATTTAAATTTTGAAGCGATTGTGGTTGTCTTATTATATTTGAAGGAATATACGTATGCGCTTTTAACTTTTCTCCTTCAATCGGTTGCATATAAATTGCATACCTTAAAGCGTCCATCATATGATTGTTCTCGTCTATCGGTATCTCTTTTGGATTTTGAAGGTCTTCTTTATCCGGATAAGAATAAGTCTCAAACTCAAGTATTGTATTTATACATCTCTTATGAATATGTAATCTATTTGCTTTTAAAAGCTCTTTAATTTTGTTAATTCCGTTACTTATACTATCTTTATTCTTGATAACTTCACGGACGTTAACTCCTCTTAATCTAAGCTCTTTAATAGCTGAAGGTGCTTCTGGATCCGCATAAACTTTGTTGAATCGCATCACGGAAACATATTCCGCTACTTGAGATTCCGTTTGAGCTTCTTTATAATATTCATCAGTTACCCAGAAATTACCAATATAATCTTTAACTATTGTTGGAACCGCTGTCGGATTAGTGAATCCCCAATCAACACCCGCTATCGTCTCGACTGGATCATATATCTTAGTATTATCATCATAAACGTGTCTTTCTCTGTCAAATTCTTTATAAACTAATCCTTCTGTCTTTCTAAACTCCGCTAAGTACTCTTGTGCAAATCTGTCTTCTGTTAGTTCTAACTTTGCTTTCTCTATTTCCTCGATAGGAATATGAGGATTATCATAAGTTGTGAAATGAAATGATTTATAATCTTTATCTGATAGCTCTAGATTACATAAATTATACATATTCCGATATCCTTTCGGTGTTCCGATAAACATTCCTTCTCCTTTTGTATCTGTTAAAGTTGGCCTCAAGACTTCTTGCCATTGAAGCTGAAAGTTCCTCATCGAATCAACTTCATCTATTGCTAAAAAATCAAATGCTTGTCCTCTTGATGTTTCAACGTTTTCCCATCCTCTAAGATAAATTATTGATTCTCCGCCTCTTACTGTTCTACATCTTATTTCAAGTCTTGATTCATTGATCGTCTTTGCAGCTTGCGCCATTTCTCTCTTTAAAGTTCCCCATAAAATGTCTCTCGCTTGCTGATAAGTAGTTGCAAAGTAAGCTATCGTTCTTGGTTTACTTATTGCTTTGCCTTTTATCTCTTCTCCTAGTAAAGTTGTCTTACCAAATCTCCTTCCTGCTCTTAGGACTCTAAATCTATGTAAATCTCTAGCTATTATCGACTGACACGGGGTTAGAAACATTGATATTATTTTTATCTGCTATTTCTTTTGAAATATTTACGACTAAAGTTCTACTATCTATCAAAGGATTATCTACAATTCTTCTCTTTAACTTGTTATACTCTTTTATCGCTTCTACTTTAGCTCTTAAATCACTCTTTTGTACAATCGTGTAAATCAGTTCTTTATCTGCAATTAAATCTCCTACTTTCAAATCTAATAATTCACTTATTCTACTCGAAATTTGCAGGTTTTTTAATAATCGATTTGCACCGACCGCTGCTACTGAATATCCTCCTTTCTCCGTTAGATCTATTCCATAAGCTTCTGCATAACTCTCTGTTCCATTACCTAAACATTCTCTTTCTGATGCAAAAAGTTGACAAAATATCTCTTGCTCGGGATTTAATTTGGTTTTCGTTAATAATTTTTGCACTATTTATAACTATTATTTTTTAGTTCTTTTTTTTGACTTTTTGCCTTTAGCCATATTGTTGACTTAATTTAATTATAATTTATTACTATCCTTATTCAAGATCTTCATCACCTTCTTCAGGTTTAGATTCCGCCGGTTTCTTCTCTATTTCTTCTTCTGCTCCTTCATCTGCTGCATCATCCATCTCTTCTTCAACTGCATCTAAATAAGCCTTACCTTTAAGGTTTTTATCTATTTCGCCGATTGCTAAACGATGTGCTCCTGACATAATGTTTTATTGTTATTAATTTATATTTAAATGAGACCTTTAAATGCAATATCAATTGGTGTAGTTTTATGTTCTTTCTTCTCTACTGCCTTTTCGACATTGCGTTCGTACATTTGTGGATGTAATACGTGCATTTTCTCGTGTAAGATTGTATCTTTTAATTCCGCTTCACCGTGTTTTAAAGATTTCTTTCTATTGATAATAACAGTCTTCTTCTTATCATCTGTCGTCCCGTAATAACGATGTTTATTATCAACTATCACTTTATAATCTTTAATCTTTTTGGGTATTTTAACCATTTTATTTACCACGTTTCTTCATTTTCTTGTATTCAGCTAACTCTTTACCTTGTTTCTTAGCTTCTTTCTTAATTGCTCCTTTCTTTCCTCCCTTTAGAACTTTAACTAAATTTTGATGCTCTTTAACCATTTTTGATTTAGGAGTACTAATTATTTTCTTGTGCTTTTTAAATCCCTTTAAAGTCTTAGCTAATGCTAATCTCTTTCCTAATTTACTTCCTTTCTTAGCTGTTTTTGCTACTTTAGCTAATTTACCTTGAGGAATTTTCTTACCTATTTTGACGCCTAATTGCCTATGTAAAGCACCGGGCTTTTTAATAGCACCCTGTATCCAATTACCATCTTTACTCTTATGTTTTGGTTTAGTTTTTAAAGCTACGCCAAAATTAGGGATCGCCTGTTTCCCTTTATCGTATTTATATCCCGGCATTTTTGCTCCGTCTGTTAACATTTATTTTTCGTTATTTTTTGTTTCTTTTAATTTTATATAAACTTGAGCTAAATTATATTGAGATGCCTCAAGTTTCTTTTCTTTTGAGTACTTTTCGAATTCTTCATTGAATTCTTTTTCTTCTTCCGGGGTGATTTCGACCTCTTTATCTTTTGCTTGTAAAACATCCCAAGTAAGAAGATTGTTATCTATTTTGATATTTAAATCTTTTCTTTCGGTTTCTGATAACTTTATTTTATCGATAAGTTTCCAAATCTCCACTAAAGATTCGTAGGATTTACCTTGTAAGCTATTCAAAAAGCTAACGAGTTGAATTCGCTGACCGACTGATAGAGAAACTTTTTTCATAATATATAAATTAATTAATTAATTTTATTTTATGGGCGAGGTTAATCGCCCTTCGCAATGCTATTTAGGCATTTGACAAACGAGATTACTCTCTCCCGTAAAACGAAATCAATGTAACTCCTTTAATACTTCATTTATTGCATTTTTTAATTTTGCTAATCGCCATCCTAATTCCTTTGCCGGTGTTTCTATTTTTGGCGGCTCTTTTGATTTGATTAATAAACTCTCGAAATAATCCCAAGTAATGAATACCATCGATGATTCTAACGGCTTATAAGGAGGATGCCATACGATAACCGGTTCTTGATATCCTAATCCTTCTCTTTCAGCTTGTTCAAACCATCTTGGTTTAAATTGCTTTTGATTTTTACATTCTAAACAAAGGTTTAAATCGTTCCATACGTCTCCTTTATTCTTACCATTACCGCTTCCTTTTTGCTTATAAGCTCTTTGATCTAAACCACTTAATCTTAGCCTATCTACAATAAAGTTTTCTAATTCTTTTCCTTTTTGAATTGCTGTTTGTACTCTCATTTTATTATTGCTTCGTAAACGGGCTTCATAAATACATTTCCTTCTCTTACTATTCTTTCATATCTAATAATCTTTGGACCATCTTTCTTTTGTTGTTTATTTACTTCATCGACATATTTACTAACAGTTTCTAAAGTAAACTTTTTGAGATAGTCGGTATGTTTTAAAAGTTCAATTGTTTGTTTAATTATATCATCCGAATAACCTTTAAGCAAACAAGCAGCTTTAACATTTCTTTTGATTAACGATTTTATTTGATCTTCATTTTGTAAAGGTAACTCCATCTGCTTAGCCCATAAACCAATAATTTGGATATGACGTTGTTTCGCCTCTAAAAGTTTATCTAAAGATAGTATTATTGGTTTTTCTTTATATTGGTTATTCTTTCCCAGCTTGTCCGGCGGTTCTGTGGCCAGCTTGTC